GATGTGACTATTCAAAGATTGTCTTTCAGCGCCGCTAAAAACAATTCAATTTACAAGGCAGGAGCGGAAGTCCAAAACCCTGCAATTCAAGCATTGATTGCTATCCGCTACTAGAGTCCCAACATCTCAGGTGGAGTTTGGTTTATCGGGACAACCCCGACGAGCTCTGATAACCAAGCCGCGAATGGTGTTTTTTATTGGAAAAACTCAAATACAGATAATACTGCCACAGGGTTTCAGAACGGCTTTCACAGGTATGATCTAGGTTTTAGTGCAGATAGATCATCTACGATTTACGGTAATGCGTCAACTGTTCAACCACCTGCACTGAGAGTTTTGGTAGCTATCCGATACTAACCCAACATTACCGGCTATTTCGCAAAAATATCAGACTCTTTGAATGGCGGAAACGGAACAAACGGGAGCTTTTGGTGGTCTTTTGGGGGGTGGAGTTCCGTTGGATCTGGCGCTAGTAATTTAGGCGGAGGAGTGCATTTTGACGCTGAACGAGCAAACGGCATTTATGGTTCAAGCGACTCTGTGCAAGCCCCAGCGATTCAAACACTAGTAGCAATCAGGTATTGAGTGCCCCAACATTACAGGCGAATTGCGAACATCCGCCGTGGAGAATGTTCCGGCGGGAAGTGTCGGCGCTTTAAGTTTTACAGCGCCCGAACATTACACTCTTATTAGTGCCCAAGGTTCAACTTGGATTGGCAACCAATATGTTGCATTAAATTTGTCTGCGTCAAATCCGATTTACGGTTCTAGTTCGGTTGTTCAAAGTCCTTCTGTTAGGGTGTTAGTGGCAATTAGGTATTGAGTCCCAACATCACAGGTGGGGAATCGGATCAAATTCAGGTTTACAAAGCAAATAAACTCGCTGCCGAAACGTGGTCAGGTGCGCTTTTTGCTTCGGGTTTTTGGTACGCCTCTTTGCCAACCGGTACTTCTGACAGTGGATTCATACACCTTAAATTCGATGCATCAAAGTCAAATGCAAAGTATGGCGCAAATAGCAAAGTTCAAAACCCTGCTATCAGTGTTCTCGTAGCAATCAGGTACTAACTTCCCAACATCACGGGCGAGTTAAGAACCTCTGCAATTCAGAACGTATCAGACGGCGAATTTGGCGCAATTGTATGGTATGCTCCAAATCACTACGCACTTGTTGACCAAGGATCTATTTGGATTGGCGATCAATACGCTAACATTGACGCTTCCCGAGTTTCCGCCATTTACGGCAATTTCGCGACAGTTCAACCGCCCGCTGTCAGAGCGCTTGTAGCGATACGCTACTAATGCCCCAACATAAGTGGTTGCATGTATAACATGGTATCTACAGGTGGAGCGGCAGACGGAGTTTTTCGTGTCCCAACAAAACACGAAGCGGATATCACCGCTAGTGGTAGATCATATTACACTGGGGTCTTTGACTTTAATGCTTCTCGCTCATCCTCCATTTATTGCGAATCCTCGATTGTTCAGCCACCATCAATTAGAACATTAGTAGCCATTAGGTACTAACAATAAACCCCACAATTAAGTGGGGTTTTCTTTAGTACCTAATAGCTACTAGAACTCTTACCGCAGGGGGCTGAACTGTTGCGGATTTCCCATAAACTGAGTCATACCAAGCAGCGTTAAGATCTACATTACTTCCATATGTATTGATAACGCCAGATGTGGCCCACCAATTTCGTGCAGAATAAAGATCCTGCCAAGTTAAGGCCCCTGAACCATAAGCGCTCCCGGGGCTTGTACAAGCAGCTGGCAAGTTAGCAAGATATCCAATAATGTTGGGGAACTAATAGCGAATTGCCACGATCACTTGAAGCGCGGGACTTTGGACTGTTGACATGGATTTGTAAATTGCGCTACTCCTGCTTGCATCCAAAACGATTCGTCGAGTGTGCTCTGTAGAACCCGTAAAAGCTCCATCGCAATTCCAAAACTTTCCGAGATCATCACCATAAAGTGCATCAATACCACCAGAGGCTATTAACCAAGCATCTCCCCCAACAGAAATTTTCGCTCTCATTGTGCCTGTAATGTTGGGTTAGTACCTGATCGCTACAAGCGTCTGAATTGCAGGAGGTTGAACAGCCGAGGCTTTGCCGAAAACATTGTTGTATCGTGAGGCATTAAAATTAAGAACCTTATTAAAAGGGCCTATAGCAGCACCTGATGTTGAGAATGTTTGTCCGTACATATCGCCCTTGTCTCTCGCTTCATAAACACCGTTTCCCCACATCTCGCAGCCTGTTGTATTTCCTGTGCTGTATCCTGCCCATAAATAATTTGTTGTGCAGTCACCTGTTATGTTGGGACTCTAGTAGCGGATAGCAATCAATGCTTGAATTGCAGGGTTTTGGACTTCCGCTCCTGCCTTGTAAATTGAATTGTTTTTAGCGGCGCTGAAAGACAATCTTTGAATAGTCACATCCCCATCATTCGCTACAGCAGGGTTAGCTGTTGCATCTACTTTTACCAGACTAAAAGCTCCATAACCATCAAGGGCAACCCCTGAATTGGCATAAATTCCTCTAAAGCCAGCCAGACCTGTTATGTTGGGTAACCCACTTTCAAGATATGTTCCGACCTTCGTCAGGTCATTCACGCCCTGCAAAACCCTGCCGTCCAAATTGGGCAGATTGAAGGTCGTAGAACCATCGCCCGCGCCGTAGGTCGTGCCGATTACGGCAAACAGAGCCGCATAGGTCGTGCGGGACACGGCTGCGCCGTTGCAGAGCAGGTAGCCGGAGGGAAGGGTCTTTCCGGCAAAGAGAAGGTACGAGCCGACCGGACGGCACTGTTCGAGAGCGGCCTTGACTGCGGCCTTGACTTGAGCCTTGGAATACGTTGCCATGATAGGTTTCTCCTTTTAATTGCTTACTTTGTCCAATCGTCACAGCCTTCAACAAGGCCGTCAATAAGGTCTGAAATGTCCTTGACTGCGGCAGGCGTTGCGGCAATGCCGTCAGCCGCGCCGGAGGTGCTGCTGGACGAGTCCGAAAGGGTTACGCCTCCGAGCTGCGTAGCGTTCGCAGTGGCGAGGCTGAAGGTTGTAGAGGTCAGGGTCAAGCCCGTGCCTGCGCTGTAGGTCGTATCGGTGTCGGTGTTAATGTCTCCGACAAGTTCAAAAGCCGTGCCGTCATAGACGAACTCATAGACTCTGTTTGCCGCGAGATACCCGGCGGCAATGGCCGAGCCTCGATAGCGGATCGCCTTCGCGCCTGTCGAGTTCACATTGAGCGTTGGGTTGTCTGCCGTGTTCGTGATCGAAAACTTCACGACAATCCGAGCGCCCGTCACTAGGCTGAAGTTCGCACATGCGACAACCTTTGCCGCATTACTTGCTTCGGTCGAACTTGCTCCGTAGTGGATGATTGCGGATGAGCCGTCAAAGTTCACGCCGTCAATGGCTTTTGCCGCGTCAAGTTTCAGAGCGGTTGTCGCCGCGCCGCCTGCGCTGCTTGCGCCCGCGTAGGAATGCGTGTGCGTGGACGCGGCAAAGTCGGAAGTCTCCGCAAATGCGGCAGACTTCAGGCCTGCAACAGAGACTTCAGCCGCCGTGCCGTTCGTGTTGACCGAGATTGTTCCGTTTGTGTTGCCGGATGCGACAGAGCGCACACCGGAATTGGAAAAGGTCGCACCCGACAGGCTGATTCCATCGCCCGCCGAATAAGTAGTGTTCGTGTAGCAGTTCGCGGGCACAGTGCCCGTCAGTTTCGCGGCGTTCAGATTTGAATCCGCCGTGAGGTAAGAGCCTGCGGCCTGCTTGCCGTCAAGCGTCTTTTCGAGCTTGCCAATTGCCGCGTTTACGTTATCCGTAGCGGCAACGGCTGAAGCCGTGCTTGGCTTTGCGTATCCCGTGAGAGTGACTTCAGTGCCAACGTGCGAATGCGAGATTTCGGCAAAGTACGCTTTGCACTGCGTCACAAGTCTGGACAAACCAACACTATCGAGATATTTAGCCATTTTTTTGTCAACTCAAAATCGTGTTCATTGGGGAGCGCATCGCTGCGCCCCCCGTTCTCACCTAGCGATTAGGCAAAGAGAGCGTCAATCTCATCGTTCGAGATGGAGGCGATCACAAACGTGCCGCCGAGGCGATCCCAGGCCGTGCCGTTCCAAGCCACGTTGTCGCCAGCGAGGATGCCGTGAGAGGCATCGGCGGTCTGGATGTCGTACACATCGCCCACGGTCTGACCGGAGGCGGGCAGATCGCTGTAGGACTCAACGCTGCCCTTGTACTTGTAGACAGACGTGATGTCGGTCTTGAGCGCGTAGGGAGTGAGGTCGATATTGACCTTCTTGGACGTGATCGGAAGATCAGAGCCGTTGACCTGGACGCCTTCGAGGACGTTGACCTGAGCACCGGCTGCAATGCCAGCGAGCTTGGAGAAGTCCTCCTTGGCCATAAGGCCGTCAGCGGCAGCGGTGGCGAGGCTGTACGTGGTGTCCTGGGCCGGGATGCCAAGGTCGGTGATATCGGCCTTAACAACGGCGGTCGCGGCAGTGACATGCCCATTCGCATCAACGGTCACCTTGTAGAGACCGGCAGTCTGAGCGGTGAAGGACGGATGGGTGTAAACCGTGGTGTCCGTTCCGTCAATGGAAATGTGGCCGTTCGTGCCCGAAGCTTCAACCTTGTTCGCGCCTTCGGAGATGCCTTCGAGCTTGGCGAAGTCCTCCTTCGAGAGCAGGCCGTCAGCCGTTGTGGTGGCGAGGTCGTACGTGGTGTCCTGGGCGGGAATGCCGAGAGCCGTAATGTCAGCCTTGACAACAGCCGTAGCAGCCGTGACATGGCCGAGGTTGTTCACGGTAACCTTATACAGACCGGCTTCGTAAGCAGTCGCGGTCGGGTGGACGTAGACAGTAACGTCAGAGCCGTCAACGGTCACAGCGCCGTTCGTGCCAGAGGCCTCAACCTTATTCGCACCGGCAGAGATGCCAGCCAGCTTGGTAAAGTCCTCTTTGGACATAAGGCCATCAGCCGAGCCGGAAGCCTTGTCATAGGTCTTCTGCGGGACGGTGATGGAGTTGAGCACAGCGCCGGAGGCACTCTTGATCGACAGCGTAGTGCCGTCAATTGCGAGGGACGCAGCGTAATGCTGATCGTTCAGGCCTTTGAACTTAGTCAGGCCGGTGAGGTCTAAATACTTTGCCATTTTTTAAGCTCCTTTTGCTTGTGGCAAGTTAGTCAAACAGGTTGTCAATTTCGGCGGGTGTGATATCTACGATTTCGGACTCGCCGGGTTCGCCTTTCTCCCCCTTCTCGCCCTTTTCGCCCTTATCACCTTTCTCGCCTTTTTCACCTTTTTCGCCCTTCTCCCCCTTTTCGCCTTTTTCGCCGGGGTCGCCTTGGTCGCCCTTTTCGCCAGGGATGCCCTGTTCTCCAACCGCGCCCTGCAAGCCTTCGACATGGACTTTCACGGGCGTGCGGACGATCACGGACGGGCGGTGATGGTGGTGATGGTGCGGGCAGCAGTTCTCTTCATCGTCCTCGCTGTCTTCAACTTCCATCACGTAAATCTTTTTCGGATCGGTCATCGCGTTACCTCTCCCTTCAGGATGAATGCACCTTCGAGAAGCCTTTTCACAAGGCCGGAACGGCTGACGGCTTCGAGGTCGTAAACGTATTTCGCGGCGGGAATTTGAGCCGTAACTTCTGCGGGGAACTTGAGCGTGACAAGCTGCCTTCTGCGCTTGTCGAGTTCGACAACAATCCGCTCGTTCTCGCTCGTGAGTTCATCGACAACCGGCGCGGCATAGGACGTTTTGCGCACCTGCATCTGGAACGTGTAGCCGCCCCAATCAATAAGCTGATCGTCATGGTCGCGGAACTCAAAAGGGATGCGGTAATCGCTGCCCTGATCGAGAACAATGTCAAACTTGGTCGCCATTGCTGTCTCCGTCAGTGCGTCCATTCATTGCAGGCCTCGGCAACAGCATCCGTGCAGTCAACGCCTGTCGGCTTGTTGTTGAGGTCGTTGAAGTTTCCGGAGGTCGCAACGGCATGCGCATCAGCGCACTTCAGGTAGGTCGTATCAATCTGATTGCCGTCCTTGTCCTGTTTTGCTCTGAGCGCGTCATCGGCTTCATCCGCGTGATCCGCCTCCTTGGCCTTGATCGAGCCGTCAGTCAGGTCTTCACGCTTGACATAGGTCGTGTCAATCTGGTTTCCGTCCTTGTCCTGTTTTGCCCTGAGCGCGTCATCTGCTTCAAGCGCATGATTCGCTTCCTTGGCAGTGATCGAACCATCGTCAAGATCATCGCGCAGGTCGGAAATGCCCTTGTCGAGCGCGGCAAAGTTCTCATCAATCTCGGTATATCGGGTATTCCAGAGAGACGGAATCGCGGGCGGCTCGGTGTTCGGGATCGGGGTGACGTTGGGATGCGGTAAAAGCGTTGCCATTTTTAGAGCCTCATCGTCAGCGAAATGTCGTAGCGCTCATCGTCTTCCTTCACCTTGGGGGCAAAGAACTTCAAAGCAATGAGGTTTCCGGCAGTGTCAAGCAGTCCGGCTTCGGAGAGCTGCACGCCTACCAATTCGTCCTGATTGATCGTGCAAGTCCCCGTCACGGAATAGTCGTCCGGGTGCGTGATCGAGCCGATAGGCTTGCGCAGCACTTCATGGTTGAGCGCGGTTGCGCTTTGAGCGGGCGTTTTCGGGGTGAGGTCTTCATTGTGGCCGCCGTCTCCGAAAGCCATGTACCCAATCGGCAAAAGCGCCGTGCCATTGTCGAGATGCACGGCGATTCGATTGCGAAAACCATTAACAACTGTCGCTTCAGACATTTGCAAAATTCCTTGTGTTGGTGAGGGAATTTTGCAAAGCGACTCAGCGCGGCTTTTGTGTCTTTTTCCTACCTAGGACGGATCACGGATGATCTTCATCTCGAACTCGGCAAACATCGCGCCGCGCATGGGCAGCATCCATGTTCCGTCCAGCTTGCGGCCTTGCTGCGTTCCGATTGTTGGGACTTCGCCGTAGTTGATGAAACTCTGTTTTGTGTTCACGACAAGCGAGACAAGCGGCCTGTAGCGCATATGCCAGGCGTGCGCGGGGTCTTCATCCCTGCCCAGATACCAGAGCGCAGACTCGCGCTCGGTAATGACTCTGCCGTTGAATTGGAAATTCACGTCTCCGATCTGCTCCATGTAGAACAAATCCAAGAAAGCAAAGATCGGGAGATAGAAGTCCACCGACAAGTGGAATCGGAATGTCGGGACAAACCGCGCCGGGATGATTGCGCGGATCACGTCAACCAGATACTTGATCGACCAATTCGCAATGTCGTAGTCAAGATCAATCTCAAGCCGCGAAGTGAGGTACATCGTAGCCGGATCAATGACGGGCGCAGGCGTGTCCGCCGGAGAGACAAGTCCCTCCGGATAGGGCGTGTCCTTTTTATGCCAGAGCTGGTTGACGGCAAAATCGTTCGGAAAGTGCATCTGCAAATACGTTCGCAGAAATGCCGTTCCGCGTCCCTGAAGGTTTTGAGCCTTCCACGCACGATAAATGTAGCGCGTAGCCGGATGCTCATTTTTGTTCGGCAAAAGAACAAGACCGTCCGCGTTGATGGCACGCTGCACAAGCCCGAAAGTTCCAAGGTGCGCCGCGCCTGCCGCTGAAGCATCGTAAGCGTCCTCGCCTAGTTCAGTCTCGAAAAGCTCACAGATGAGGTCGCGCAGTTCTTCTTCAGCCTGATCGACCGCAAAGGAATTTTTGAGCGGTACGAGCTGGGGAACTTCAGAGGTCGAAAGGTCAAAGTTCCCCATTTTTTAGCTCCATCCGGCGGCGGTCACGTTGGCAACGGTCACGGTCACATTGAGCGAGGACTCATCGACAAACTGCCAGAGTTCCGGACGCACGCCATGATCTGCGTTGTCAATGGAAACCGTCAAATCGGCATCGCCGTCAGACAGGGCAATGACCTTTTCGCGCAAAAGCTGATAGACCTTGCGGAACAGGATTTTTTGCTGTCCGTGCCGCGCCGCCGTGCTTGTCTTGCCGTAGGCATTGATGAGGGTTTCCATGATCTGCTGCCGCACGTCCGAGGCGACATAGGCCGTGGAAACTCGGGCATTGATCGTAATGCCGATCTTGGCAATGACGGGCGTAAAGAATCGGACGCGATAAGAATCATCGGCGGCCTTGATTGTCGCCTTCACTTCTTCCTGTAGCCCTGTCAGCTCGGTGATCTCAACGGGATTCGGGAGCAGTTCTCCGGCTTCAATGATCTGTTCTTCCCCGTCCGCGCCCAGACACGCGACAAACAGCGCGTTGATGTTGTCGAGGCTTGCGCCGCGTGCGCGTTCTTCGGCCGATTCATTCCAGACAGACAGAAATTGCATGTCGGGGAAATTGCGCCGGACAAGAAAATCGAACTCAGCCAAATAGACCGCGTTGTGATCGAAGATCGCAGGGAATCGGGCAAGTTCGCGGAGCACCGGGAGCGTGATCGGATTCACGCCCGCAAGAATTTGCGCGTCAAACGTGAGGTCAAGTGCAGATTCAGCCGGATCAGCCAGATATTCATAGGTGAATGGAGCGCCCAATTCCAGAGAAACCGCGCCCGCCGTTCGCGAGATTTCGAGCACGATTGTTGAACCGTCAGCCGGTTGCACGCCGACATAACCGTCAAAGCCAAAGCGGACAAAGGTGCGCTGCCGCTCATCCGATTCAACGTGGAAAACACGCTCTCCGACCTCGGTATTCACATAGCGTTCGCGGAAAACGCACTCTTCGCCGTCCAGCTTGACCGAAAGGCCGCAAAGAAAGGTGTCATCTTCGGACTCGGGCACTTCAACCGCGTAAAAAGGCTCAGTCTTTTCGACCGTGTGCGTGAGTGTTTCGGTCACGATCTGCACAGCTTCAAAGGTTGCACTCTGCCCGGGCTGAACAATCGCGGGCGTGGCAATGCGCCAAGTGCGTCCGTTGGAGTCAATGAGGTTGCGCCCCGTCTCGATCACGCACGGGCTAGTCTCAGAATTGTTGACTGCCAGAATCCGCGCACGCGCAGGCGTAGCCTTGCGCACAATGCCGCGCATGGCCGCGTCAGCCAAAATCGTAGAGTCTCGGGACTTTTGAAAGGCCTCAAGCTGCGCCGCCTCAATGTCAGCGGAAACCATCGAAAGCATGGTTGCCGCCGCCTCAAGCTGCATGCGAATGCGCGGATCACCGGCTTTATAGAGCGCCGTCAAAGTCGGGTACTTCTCAGCCAGATCGTCAATGACTTTCAAAAAATCTTCTTTCGTTTTCACGATCCCACCTCGATCCCCGTTCCGGCGACTTCAATCACGATTTCAGTTTTGTCGGGCGGCGTGTTGATTGCGTACAGATTCACGTCCTCGGACGGCATTGCGCCGACAATCGGAACATCCGTCCTCAGTTTTTGCAAAAAAGCGTCTGCCAGCCCGTCTGCATGCGGTCGCTGCAAAAGGCTTTTTGCGTCTTGCCCATAGTCCGATCCAAGGTAGCCATTTGTAGGCGTTTTGAGCCAATGGCGAACCATGCGCTGAATGTCTTGTCCGGTAATGCGTGCCATACGAAAATGCTAGAAAAAAGCGGCCTCGCAGACCGCTTGATTTTTCCCGTCAACAGGCGATTCCACCCGTTGCAACATGGGCAATCCGTCTGTCCTTCACGTCCTGTCCGACTTCGCCCGGCTGAACCTTGACGGCAATCTGCCGCTCGGCGGGCTTGTTCATCGGCTCGGACACCTTCGGAGCGCTCGGAATCTTGGCTGCCGCCGCCGTCTCGGTAAAGCTCGGAGACT